GCAAGATCAAGGCGAAACCGGCCTCGGCGAAGCAGGAAGTAGAGGTTTGAGCAGAAATGCTCAGACGCTACAGAGCGCTGATGGCATCGGTTCCCTTCTCCTGGATGTGGCAGGACACGGCATTGATCACCGACCGGCTGATCGGCATGTGGGAACGGATGGCGCAGGAAGAACGCCGGCTGAAGGAACAGGAGCGGCGCCGCAAGGCGCGGAAGATTCGCAGCCTGGTGAGGCTGGCCAAGGCCGGCGCACTCAAGGGAAAATCATGATCGAATATGTGCACGTTCAATTGTCGGTGTGGGGTCGGTGGGTGCTGCGCAAAACGACATCTGGTCTTGGCTACCCTTCAGTTAGCCCAATGTTCATGGGGGCACGGTTCAGCGGAGCCTACGGTAGTAGGCCGCCAAGTGGCATTGATGTATGCGGTGAAGATCATGTGCACGACACGGACGCCGCCGTCTACCGGCTTTCAGTAGAGAAAAAAAGGCTGTGTGTTGAGTATTACGTCATCGGCGGAAAGGGTCGTTATGTGGCGTCCAGGCTTGGTATTGCGAAGAGAACACTGTATGACAGGATTGATTCTCTGCATGCAGATCTGCTTGGTCATCTAAACGATGTTGTTTCAGGGCGTTGACAGTGTCCGCACTCTTTCTGTATAAATCTGAAAAACTGATGTTGTTGCGCCAAAGGCCCGCAAGCGAATGCTGCTGGCTTTTCTGTTTTCTTCTTACAAATGCCAATCTCAGCGCCTAAGCCATGTCGACATTCAGGATGCTGCCAGCTTGTCAGCGATGGCGGCGGGTACTGCGACGCGCACAAACGTCCCGCTTCCGGGTCGTTCGCCGACAGGGGCCGGGGCACTCGTCATGAGCGCGGCTACGGGAGCAAGTGGGACAGGCTGCGCGAAATCATCCTTCGCCGGGATAACGGAATATGCCAGCAATGCCTGCGCGAAGGGCGGCTGACCATGATAGGCCACAAGCCCTACACCGCCTTCGTCGATCACGTCACTCCGAAAGCGGAAGGCGGAACGGATGACGAGAGCAACCTGCAGGCGTTGTGCAAGGCATGCCACACCGCAAAGACAGACCGCGAAAAGAACCGGGGCAGGGGGGTATCAAATCTCTAGCCACTTCACTCTGCGTACCGAGCGCCTAGTCATTTATTTTCACGCGGAGGTTTAAGGTGGGGGGGGTACTCCCCGGTGGTACAGACGGGTGCACCAAGACGCATGGCGATTGCCCCTGGGCTTACCGGGGGAGGCCACAGTCTCCAGCCGTGTTGGTGAATGCGCAGGCTGATGCGCGTACTGGATGGATGGGAAAGCGGCAGTGAATGTTCCTAGGCCAGCTTTTCTGGCTGCTATGAAAAAGCGCCGTGCCGCAAGCCGGAGATCAGCGCCGGCCACCAACAACATCTGAAAGCCGGGCTTAGCGCGGATGGGGCCTTCGGGCAGCGCGTAGCGTCCAGGGTAGCCGCCTGGTTAATCGGGTCAATCATTGGCATCGCCCTGGGGTTGCTTCCGCCCCTGTCAGTCCGAGCGCCGGCCCGGACCCGAGGGAAGTAGCCGGCACCCATTCCACAGCCGCCTTCGGGCGGTTTTTTCGTTTACGGAGGTTTGCCATGGGACAGAGAGGACCGAAGCCGTTGCCGGCCAACGTGCATCTGTTGCGCGGCAACCCGTCGAAGAAGCCGACTGGCGCGCTCCTGGACGAGTTCTGCCCCGAGGTCGAGATCCCCGACTTCCCCGTCTGGATCTGGCCAGAGGCCAAGAAGGAATGGAAGCGCATCGCCGGCGAGCTGGAGAAGTACGGCCTGATCTCCCGCCTCGATCGCGCCGCCCTGGTGCTCTACTGCCAGGCCTGGGCGAAGATGGTCTGGGCCGAGCGCCAGCTCACTCGCGCCATGAAGGATGCCGAGGACAAGCGCGCGGCAGCCGAAGCGGCCGGCGAGGAATACCTCGGCGGTGACGGCATCATGGTCCGCACCGCGAACGGCAATTTCACGTACAGCCATCACTGGGTCGTCGGCAACAAGGCCGCCGCCGAGGTCAAGCGCTACCTCGACCTCTTCGGCCTATCGCCCTCGGCCCGCTCGCGCGTCGTGCAGAGCGACAACCGCCAGGGCCGTCTTTTCGAAGAAGGCACGCAAGACGCATGGAACGCCCTGTGACCAGCGCCCCGACCACCTTCGCCGACCGCGCCACCGCCTATGCGCGCGCCGTCGTCGCCGGGGATATCGTCGCCTGCAAGTGGCACCGCCTGGCCTGCCAGCGTCACCTCGCCGACCTCGCCCGGGCCGAATCCGGCGAATTCGCCTACGCCTGGAACCCCGAGCTGGCCGACCTCAAGGGCAAGCCCTACCGCCCCGCCGAGCGGATCTGCAAGTTCGCCGAGCTGATGCCGCACATCAAGGGCGACTGGGCCGCCCGTGGCCAGCTCATCAAGCTCGAGGACTGGCAGGTCTTCATCCTCGCCAGCATCTTCGGCTGGATCAACACCGACACCGGCAAGCGCCGCTTCCGTGTGGCCGATGTCATCGTCCCGCGCAAGAACGCCAAGAGCACGCTCGCCGCCGTCATCGGCAACTACATGCTCGCGGTCGACGGCGAATATGGGGCAGAAATCTACAGCGGCGCCACCTCGCAGGACCAGGCCATGGAAGTCTTCCGGCCCGCGCTCCTGATGGCCCGCGCCACCCCGCGCTTCGTGCAGACCTACGGCGTCGCCGTCAACGCCAGCAACCTCTCCATCGCCGAGAACAACTCCAAGTTCGAGCCCGTCATCGGCAAGCCCGGCGACGGCGCCAGCCCGAGCTGCGCCATCGTCGATGAGTACCACGAGCATAAGACCAGCGAACTCTTCGACACCATGCAGACCGGCATGGGCGCCCGCAGCCAGCCGCTCATCCTCGTCATCACCACCGCCGGCTCCGACATCTCCGGCCCCTGCTACCTGCACCAGGTCGAACTCCAGAAGATCCTCGAAGGCGTCGTCGCCAACGACCAGCGCTTCGGCATCGTCTTCGCCATGGACGAAGACGACAACTGGACCAGCGACCTCGCCCTCAAGAAAGCCAACCCCAACTACGGCATCTCCATCGACGCCGAATACCTGCAGCTCCAGCAGCGCGACGCCGTCGCCGACACCCGCAAGCAGAACGTCTTCAAGACCAAGCACCTCAACGTCTGGGTCGCTGCCGCCTCGCCCTGGCTCAACCTTCACAACCTCCAGCAAGCCGGCGACCCCGCGCTCACCCTCGACAGCCACGCCTGGGACGGCTGCGTCGCCGGCCTCGACCTCGCCAGCAAACAGGACATCGCCAGCGCCGTGCTGCTGTGCTGGAGCGACCTCGACGACGGCCGCCACTACACCGCCTTCTCGCGCAACTACGTCCCGCAGGCCACCGTCGACAAGCCCGAAAACGCCCACTACCAGGCCTGGGTGCACAGCGGTCACCTGATCGCAACCCCCGGCAACATGATCGACCTCGAGCAGATCCAGGAAGAGCTGATCGCCACCGCCAGCCGGACACACATCCGCGAAGTCGCCAAGGACCCATGGGGCGGTCACCAGATCGGCGCCAACCTCGCCGCCGAAGGCTTCACCGTCGTCGATATTCCGCAGCAAGTCCGCTACCTCAGCGACCCGATGAAGGAAATCGACGCCGTCGTCAACGCCGGCCGCTTCCACCACGACGGAAACCCCGCCTACATCTGGATGATGAGCAACGTCGAAGTACAGGAAGACCGCAACGAAAACATCTTCCCGCGCAAATCGCGGGCCAGCAACAAGATCGACGCCGCCGTCGCCACCATCGTCGCCATGAACCGGGCGCTGGCGGCCGAACCCGCCCCGGCCGCCGGAATGGAGCTCATCATCCTATGACCGCAACCTGGTACAACGCCGAGCGCGTCGCGCAACCGGGCAGCGTCATCCTGTCCAACTGGAAAGCCGAGCGCGAAGCCGCGCGCATCCAGAACGCCGGCCCGACCTACCCGAGCAGCAGCGGCACCAGCGGCAGCCAGCTCTACGAATGGCTCACCGGTGGCAACATCTCCACCGCCGGCCCCAGCGTCACCGAACGCACCGCCATGGGCATCAGCGCCGTCTACGCCTGCATCGGCCTGATCGGCGGCGCCATCTCCAGCCTGCCGCTGCCGATCTACCGGCGCACCGAGGCCGGCCGCGGGCGCATCAACCACGATGTCTGGTGGCTGCTCAACGAACAGCCCTGCGCCTGCATGTCTGCCGCCGTCATGTGGGAATACCTGATCTGGTCGCTGCTCCTGCATGGCGACGCCTTCGCCAGGATTCAGCGCGCCTCGCCGCTGTCGCCGCAGATCGTCGGCTTCGAACCGGTGCACCCGCTCTCCGTCCAGGTGCAGGAAGTCGAAGAGCGCCTCGTCTATACCCTCTTCGACGACGGCGAAACGCAGGTCATCGACCAGGACGACATGCTGCACATCCCCGGCCTCGGCTTCGACGGCCAGCGCGGCCTGTCGCCCCTGCGCTACGCCGCCCGCCAGACCTTCGGCCTCTCGCTCGCCGCCGAAGAATACAGCGCCCGCTTCTTCAGCCAGGGCGCCCGGCCGGACTACATCATCACCACCGAAGCCGGCATGAACCCCGAGCAACAGAAGCTATTCCGCGAAAGCTGGATGGCCCGCTATGCCGGCCTTGCCAATTCCCATATCCCGGCGATCCTGGCCGGCGGCAAGTCTGACGTCAAGGCGCTCACCCTCAGCCCGGAAGAAGCCCAGCTCATGGCCATGCGCACCTTCCAGGCCACCGACATCGCCCGCATCTACGGCGTGCCGCCGCACATGATCGGCATCACCGACAAGCAAACCAGCTGGGGCTCCGGCATCGAGCAGCAGGGCATCGGCTTCGTGAAATACACCCTGCAGCGCCACCTCGTGAAAATCGAGCAGGAGATCAACCGCAAGGTCTTCCGCAAGTCGCTCCAGCTCTTCGCCGAATTCAACACCGCCGGCCTCGAGCGCGGCGACACCAAGGCCCGCAACGAAAGCTACCGCATCGCCGCCGGCCGGGCAGGGGAGCCGGGCTGGATGACCATCAACGAGATCCGCAAGCTCGAAAACCTGCCGCCCGTCGACGGCGGCGACATCCTCTTCAAACCGACCGCCGGAGCGCCCGCGCAATGAACAAACTCCTCAAGCTGCTCAACGATAACCGCGGCCTCGGCCTGTTCAAGGCCGAAACCAGCGGCAGCGAAGCCACCCTCTACCTGTACGACGCCATCGTCACCGATGCCTACTGGGGCGGCGTGTCCGCGCTCGACTTCGTCAGGGAGCTGCACGCGCTGCAAGTCGACACCATCCACCTGCGCATCAACAGCCCCGGCGGCGAAGTCTTCGCCGGCCAGGCCATGGCCCAGGCCGTGCGCGAACACCCGGCCAACATCATCGCCCACGTCGACGGCTATGCCGCCAGTGCGGCCAGCTGGCTGGCGCTCGCCTGCGACGAAGTCGTCATCTCCGAAGGCGGCTACTTCATGATCCACAAGGCCATGACCATCGCCTGGGGCAACGCCGACGAATTCCGCAAGCAGGTCGATCTCCTCGACAAGATCGACGCCACGCTGGTCGCCGGCTACGTCAAGGAAACCGGCCAGGAAGAACAGCAGATCGCCGACTGGATGGCCGCCGAAACCTGGTTCAACGCCGAAGAGTCGGTCAAGTACGGCTTTGCCGACGCCATCGCCGCTCCGGCCGCCAAGAACCTCAAGCAATGGAACCTGACCGCCTGGGGCGACAAGGCCCCGGCGCTCAAGACCACCGAACCCGCCCCGCCGCCGGCACCAGCGGCCAACCCGGCCGCCCCGACCGCGGCGCCCGCGGCCAATACCGAACACCTCGCCCGGCGCCTGCGCCTTGTCGAGAAACAAGCTGCTTAAGGCGCTCCCCGCCGAAGCCAGGCCGCCGCGAGGCGGTTTTTTTTCGTCCCACTTTCCCGAAAGGAAAACAGCATGAAATCGATCCAAGAACTGCGGGAGCGCCGCGCCTCCCTCGCCACCAACCTCCACAAGCTGCTCGAGGACAACTCCGGTAGCCAGTGGAACAAGGACCACCAGGCCACCTATGACCAGTCCATGGCCGAAATCGAGGCCATCGATGCCGAAGTCAAGCGCATCAATGCCGTCCTCGACGCCATCAAGGATGCCGCCGAAACCGACGGTATCCGCAACGTCCTCGAGCGCAAGGCGCACGACCAGAAGCGCCCGGAGCATCTCAACGCCTTCTGGAAGCTGATGAAGAATGGCGAAAAGCTGATGACCCCGGAAGAGTGGGGCGTCCTGCGCAACACCATGTCCGTCGGCACCTCGGCCCAGGGCGGCTATACCGTCCCGACCGAAGTCGCCACCTCGGTTGCCAATGCCCTCAAGGCCTACGGCGGCATGCGCTCGGTCGCTGAAGTCTTCCGCACCACGGCCGGCAACGACATCAACTTCCCGACCTCGGACGGCACGTCTGAAACCGGCGAACTGATCGGTGAAAACACCACCGCCACCGGCGCCGATCCGTCGTTCGGCGTTGTCACGATCAAGACGTACAAATTCTCGTCCAAGATCGTCGCCGTCCCGTTCGAGTTGCTGCAGGACAGCTCGATCGACATGGAAAGCTTCATCCGTAGCCGTCTGGTCACCCGCCTTGGTCGCATCACCAACACCAAGTTCACCACCGGCACCGGTACCGGCGAGCCGAACGGCATCGTCACCGCCGCCGCTTCCGGCAAGGTCGGCACCACCGGCCAGACCACCACCGTCATCTTCGACGACCTGGTCGATCTGGTGCACTCGGTCGACCCCGCCTACCGCGCCCTGGGTGGCTGCAAGTTCATGATGAACGATGCTTCGCTCAAGATCATTCGCAAGCTCAAGGACAGCCAGGGCCGCCCGATCTTCCTGCCCGGTTACGACGGCCTTGCCGGCGCAATGCCCGACACCCTGCTCGGCTATCCGGTGGTGATCAACCAGGACGTGGCCACGATGGCCGCCAACGCCAAGTCGATCCTGTTCGGTGATTTCACCTACTACAAGATCCGCGACGCGATGGACATCCAGATGTTCCGCTTCGACGACTCCGCCTACATCAAGCTCGGTCAGATCGGCTTCCTCGCCTGGATGCGCAGCGGCGGCAACTTCGTCGATGTCGGCGGCGCCGTCAAGTACTACGCCAACTCCGCTACCTGATTCACAGCAACCCGACGGGCAGCCCTTTGCGGGCTGTCCGTTTTTTCATGGATACGATCATGGCAAACAAGAAAATCCGCATCCTCGTCGACCAGCAGATCGACGGCACGCCGTACCGCTGCAACGACGTGGTCGACCTCCCCGCCGAGCTCGCCAAGCCGCTGCTCGAGCAGGGCGCCATCGATGACAACAAGGCCGCCGTCGCCTACTGCCTGAACGACCTCGGCGCCACCGTCATCGCGCACCAGTCGCCGGTCGTCGAAGACCCCGCCGCCCCGGCAACCGATCCCGCCGCGCCGCCGGCAGATCCCGCCCAGTAATCCCCCCGGGGCCGGCTGCGGTCGACCCCGCCAGACACCCCAAAACCCAACCGAAACGAGGTCCGCATGAACCCCATCCGCCGCACGCTCGCCCCCCTGGCCATCGCGTTCGCTGCCGTCCTCGGCGCGCTCGCGCCGCTCCCCGCCGCCGCCGGCGCCCTCTCCGACTACGGCGAAAACAAGCTCGTCGATGCGCTGCTGCGCGCCCAGTCGATCGGCACGCCGGCCACCTGGTACATCGCGCTGTTCACCACCACGTGCACCGATGCCGGACCCGGAACCGAAGTCAGCACCTCGGGCACCGCCTACGCCCGGCAAGCTGTCACCGCCTCGCTCGCCAACTGGGCCGGCACCCAAGGGGCAGGCACCACCGTCGCCAGCTCCGGCACCAGCGGCACCACCAGCAACAACAACGCCATCACCTGGTCGGCATCGACCGCCGCCTGGGGCATCGTCACCAGCGTCGGCTGGATGGATGCCAGCTCTTCCGGCAACCGCTGGATCTGCATTGACCTCACCAGCTCGCTCAACGTTTCCGGCTCCGGCTTCACGGTATCGTTCGCCGCCGGACAGTTGAGCTTCCAGATCGACAACTGACGCGAACCGGCGATGATCCTCAACGACTTTTTCAGCGCCTTTCGCGCCGGCAAGGAGCTTGCCAATGCGATTACATGGAAGCAGGCGCAGGTCCTCACAAACGCCCTGGTGGCCCTGCTCACGGCGGCCGTGGCGATTGCGGCTGCTTTTGGCTACCGCCTCGCTCTCGATGACGCGGGTGTGCAGTCTGTTGCCGCTGGCATTGTTGCTCTTGTCGGCCTGTTCAACGGCGGGGTCACCGTCGCAACGACTGTTCGTATCGGCCTGCAGCCTGAAGCCGGGGATCCACGTGGCGGCGGGAATGACCGAGTGGCAGACCGAGGAGCTGAAGGACGCGGGGGGATGGACCCCGATGTTCATCGTCCGCTGCCCCCTATTCTAGATCCTCACGATCTCGCGGGGGTCAAGCCGGACCTATGGAACGACCGTAGTCTCGGCTAAGGAGAAAATCATGCAATACCTCACCATGATCAGACTCGTGCTGACCCTGCTGCCGGTGATCATCGACGCGGTCAAGGCAATCGAGGCCGCTTACCCGGCCAGCGGCCAGGGCGCGCTCAAGCTCGACCTGGTGCGCGGCGTCCTCGAAGGCGCATACAACGCCGGAAGCGGCGCCGTCGCCAAGTTCGAGGACCTGTGGCCAGCGCTGCAGAGCACCATCGGCTCCGTCGTCTCCTTCATGAACGCCAGCGGGATGTTCAAGAAATGATTACCAGCCGCCTCGCCGTCATTCTTCTCGCCGTGCTGGTCGCCGCGCCGTGCCTGGCGCAGACCGCTTCATCGGGAAGCGCGACCGCCGTGATGTGCGTCCCCGCCCGCGACAAGGCTGGCCACATCAAGCGCAACAGCCACCAGACCGTGCTATTCAAGCGGAATAATCCCTGCCCGGCCAACGGCGCGACCGCCGGACCCTGCCCCGGCCATGTGATCGACCACATCGTCCCCCTCTGTGCCTGCGGTCCGGACAAGCCGGATAACATGCAGTGGCAGACGATCGCCGAGGCGAAGGCAAAGGACAAGATCGAGATCCGGCAATGCGGAAAAGAATGATTCTGGCCGGCGACCGCGAACGGATTTCCTGCCTGGAAGAGACCGTCATGCTGCAGCGCGTCGCGATCAAGGCGCTTGCCATCCGGATGCAAAGCGTTGAACGGGCCATGCCAGACCAACTGGCTCAGGAAAAGGCCCGCGCCCAGCGCGCGCGGCG